GTGTATGTAACTGTGCCATCATTATTTAATGCACCGATTCTAAAACCTACTTCATATATATCTATGTCTAATACTTCCTCATCAACTGTTGTTGTATCAGGTAAAGTAAATGTGTAATCGTTACTACTATCACCATGTCTTTGATAATGTAAATTCATGTGATAGTCAGTCATTCCACAGCACTGCCAGTTACCATTACTGTGTTGGTCATCTATTTGTATATTGTTATCTACTTCATTACCTTGACTATTTAATTCATCTTCAGGCAAAACTATATCTGTAGTTTGTTCGTATGTTTCAGGAACAGTTGTAGTAGTTGTTGTTGTGTTTGTATTATCAGGAATAGTTGTAGTTGTAGTTGTTTCATCAGGACCATCAAATGTTTCTACCTCTTCTACTTCTCCTGGAATAGTTGTAGTTGTGGTGGTCGTTGTAGTTGTAGTATCTGTTTCGTTACCTAATACTGGTAAGGGTAGCAGTAGAAAGACTGCAAATAATACTCGCAGCATTACATTACAATCGCTGCTACAACTCCACCTATTGCGACTAAGAGTCCAAGAACTGTATAGAACTCAGTCTTATCTAATTTGTTTTCTAATTTATTATCTACTTCTTCTAGTTTTTCAAGAACCATCTGCAACATTTCTTTCTGTGTAAAACCATTGTTGTTTGTCATTTATGGTAGGTCCTCTGGTCTGCTAATCCAATCCCAATCTTCATCAAAATTATTATCTAATATGATTGTTTCAGATGTGCTTAAATATTTTAATAAATTATATATTTCTTTTACAATGTATCCAAATATAAAACCTACTAAATAATCCATTGAAGGATTATATCATAGATTTATGAAGGTTTAGGATTATCCTCTTTAACTTTTTTTACAGCAGCAAACCAGTCGCCTGTCTTATCGCCTTTATCAGCAGCCATGTCATGATATAACATATCAAGTTGTTCTCCTAATTCAGGATAAGAAGTTTGTCTTGCTCTTGCGTAATCGTTATCTTGTGAATCTAATTTAAAAGCAGCTAAATCAGTTACAGCTTGTGCATACTCTGCATCTGTAAACTCTCTAACTATACCATTAACAGATGCGTTCATACCTGCACCACCATTAGCAGTTTTCTTTGCATCTATTTCTGTCTGTGCTTCTGCAGTAAATTGTTCTAATGTTTTTATTGCCATATTATCTCCTATATTAACATACTATTTTAAGTAATACCATAAATTGAAACTTTTCCTGTTGCAAAATTTTCACCATTTGTTGCAGTCAATTTGAATCCATCAACAGTAGAAGTTTGTTTGTAAGAACCTGCACCAAAAGTATTGTGACCACCATTGCTATCTCCTGAATCAGTGCCTGAACCCATTGTGCTTCTAATTAATGTTTGTGTAAATCTTGAATCTTGTGAACCATAAATATCAACTATACCTGCCCACCTATTACCTTGTGCACCTGAAGTTCCACCTAATGATTCTTGATTTAATTTAATACCTACACCACTACTACCATCATCATCATGGAAATCTGATTCATTAAAACCTTGTGTACCTCTAATCCACTGACTTGAATAATCTGCACCATCAGTATCTTCTGTACCACCAACTGTAAATGTCATAAACAAATTATTATTTGCATCTGTAGCTATACCGATATTTCCAAAAACTAAACGATATAAATTATAATCTGAAGTAAGACCAGTTACTGTTAAAGTGGATGCACCTGTTGGCATAGCAGTTGTTGATATTAAATTCATACTCATTGTTTTATACCATACACAATTACAGCCCCTTCATCAAAAGCATCACTAGCACCTTGTTGATAAAACTTTATACCTCTATGTTGTTCTGTATCATCTGTATAAGTAACACCTTGATACACTGCATCAGAAGCTTCTTCAATACCATCAGAAATAAGTCTTGTTTGTGTTGCCACCATTGGACCAAATACATAGGCTTTGAATGATGTATTATCACCTTTCCAAAAGAAATCGTATACTCTATTAGTATTATTAGACCTTTGATAAGCAATAGAACCTGAACCCATATAGATTTGATGAAAATCATATTTACTATCACTTTGTTCACTACCTGATGAATCAAGAAGTCGCATGTTTATTGATGAACCAGTGCCACCAAACTGTGTACAATAAATTACATAGTCATCATAGTCTGTAGTAAATACATTATCTAATGTGACTGTTGAAACATCTGCTTCTATAACAGAACCACCAACTTTTACTAATTTCATTTTAAATTGACTCCATATATAGTAACTCTACCACCTGAAAATGTTCCTGCACTTGGCACAAAACCAATTCCATTGACAACATTACTTTCATTGTAATAACCCATTCCGAAACTTAAATCTATAAATGTTCCTGCAGCATCTGTTTTTACAGTTTGAAATAAAACACCAGGTAATGTTGTTGATGTATCAGCATGATGAAGTTCTATATGTACATCAAGAGGTTTAGTAGCTTCGCTAGAAGTACCAAGTTGTATTTCAGAATCTGCTGTATCAGCTATGTCTGCAAGAGTTCCTTGGTCGTTTAATTCTCTTTCTCTGTAATCATAATCAGAACCACCTGATTTTAAAGTAACACCATTATCCTCTGAAAATCTTAAAAATAAAATAGCATCTTCACTAAAAGTAACACCTTGTACAAAAATTAAATACTGTCCATATCCAGTTATATCTCCTATAAGAGTGCTTGAACCTGACAATTCAGTTACACTAAGTAACCTGTACGCTTCATTCGTAGGTCCATATTTGTTTTCTTGTTTTAAATCTATTACATCATTAGGACTAAAGACACCTGCATTACCAGTTTGTATACTTTGTGCAGGTACATCTTTTCCTATGTATCCATATTTACTCATGAGCCTCGTACCTTAAATAAACTAAATGTTCCACTTGCTATGTTATTACCACTATTGGCATAAAAGTATACTCCATCAGTTGCTTGATTTTCTTGCAACACTCCACTACCAGAAAAAGTACCTGTTCTACTTTGTGCTGTATTTCTATTTACATTTTCAACAGTACAATAACTAAATCCACTAGCGTTATTAAAATTATAGAGGTGCATTATCATATTAACTGCATTATTTCCTGATGTTCCAGTAGTTTGATTAAAGTCTAAACTACTTCCACCTGCTGCTCCTGAAGCTCCAAATGTAGCATCATGGTATTTTGCTTTCAAAGATTGGTGATAATTAGATGAAGAATCATTAGTACCACTAACAGTCCATCTTAATCTTAAATCATCATTGCTATCAAAAAATACATTACTAACAGTTACTACATAAACTTCATCTGTATTAATAGCAAAGTCAACACCTGAACTACTACTACTACCACCACCGATAGTTACATTTGCTACATTGCTAGTCACTGTGAATGAATCTACTTGTTGTAATGCCATTAGTTTATTGCCAATCCATAAGTTCTAATAGAGCCACTTGAAAAAGGTCTTGAACCATTAGAATCTATTACTTGAAAACCTGTAAGAGCTGTTTTAACTTGTAAAGTTCCTCCACCTTTTATCATTAAAAACAAACCTGCTGCTGCACATTCACTATGATAAGTTACATAAGTGTATGTAGTTGAAGCAGGACTATATACATATAAAACTCCTCCTGCTGATTCAGGTTCTTGGTCAATACCTTCTGCAAATGCTCTATAAAATTGAGGTTGGTCTGAACCTTTTTCATCAGTAACAGAGCCACTTCTTGCTATTGTATGTGCATAATCGTAGCTATTAGAAACTATAGTATCTCCAGAACTTGCAATAAATCTTAGGTTAGGGTCTGTTTGGTCAGTCCCTGCTGTTGACAATCCTGAAGTAATAATTTTGTATATATCATAATCAGAACTAAATACATTTTCAATATTCACAGTTGATATTGAACTTGTTATATTAGTTTCATTAATTAATCTTAAAGCACTCATACTTTCTTTACTCCATATAGGTCAATATCAAATCCTGTAAAATCATTACTTCCACTTCTCATTATTCTTAAACCATCAACAGTACTAGCTTGTGGCATACAGCCACCACCATATCTTGTAGATAGGTAAGAAGCTCCCTGCATTGTTTCTTTAAAAGTTATAAAAGAATACTTAGCACTATTTCCTAAGTTATGTAAATAAACAACAGCGTTCAAAATTCCTGCTGTACTTAATTGAAATTCAATTTGCATATATTCATACGCAGTTTGTGTTTGTACTCCATTTCCACCTGTACTTTCAATGTACTGCACTTCATATTTATAAACACCTGCAGTTTCTAAAGTTCCACTTTCATATAATTGAATACCAATTCTACCTATGCTAGTTTCAAATCCAAAATTTTTAATATGTAACACATGTGTATCAAATTCACTTTCTTTAATTGAAGTAAAATCTATAGTAGATACATCTGATGAATGAGTTTGATTAGCAATAAATTGTAGACTTTCTCCTATGTGTCCTACAGATTCTAATTGTAACACATCATCAATAGACAAAATGCCATCATTTTTCTTAACTTGTTTTATCTTGGTTGAAGTATCTCCCAAATATCCAAATGACATTGGTTACTCCTAATCTGTTATTTCAAGATAACTTGCAAAAAATTCTATATCGCCTGTTGCTGATGCTAGTACTTGTATTTTATCTGTTGCCATTAAAACTAATTTAGATGTACCTAATACATCTAAAGAAGTGTCAGCAGGTACTGTCATAGTCTTAGCTATATATGAATCACTACTTGATTTTACTACTCTTACATCTACTGTTGCATCATTAGTTCCATCTACATTAGTTGCTCTTAACATCAAGACTATTGCCTCATGGTTTGCATCTAATGCACCAATTAAATCAGTAAGAGTTCCTGGTCCATCTAGTACAGCGTTTTTAAATACATTTGCCATATTATTCCTCTTATCCTAGTGCTATTATTAATCCAATATCTGCGAAGCCACGAGTATCTACATAGTCTTTGACTGCTGCTGATGTTGGAATTGTTGTGTCATTATCGTTTGATGAAATACTTTCTGATTCTGTAACAAGTGTACCTGCAGCAATTTCTGATGCAGTTACTTGTACAGTAAAAGTTAGGTCGTATGGGTCACCATCTGTACCATTATCTGTGTCGGTCCAGTCAATGTCAATACCACCACCTTCAACAAACTTTACTTCTCTAGCTGTATAAACGCCTGATGCGACAGCAGGGTTAATTGTAACCTCTGTACCATCACCATCTTCTAATATGAAACCTTGTTGTATAGCATCATGTGCCTCATCAAAATGTTGTTTTACTACAGCTAATCTGACCTTTGTACCTGATGCGTGTGTAGGGTCAGTTCCATGCTTTGAATCTATATCTCTAGTTACTGTAGCTGCTGCGTGGTTTGTTCCTGTTGACCAAAGAACTACTTCTCTGTTACTGTCATTATCAGGGTCTATTACTAAATAAACAGGTGCATCTACACCTGGGTCATCTGTTAAATTAATTGATGTACCACCACTTGCTAACTGTGCAGCTAATGTGGTTTCAAAAGCGTTTACTAAATTGGTTTCTCTAGCTGTCATACATCTCCATTATATACTATTATCTTATCCAAATCTCATAATTCCTAAACCTTTTACACCAAAAATATCTCCTGATGTGACTTGGCTAAAGGTTTGTTGTCTTGTACCTCTGACAGTGAGTATAGCATATTGTGTTACGCTGCCAACATTTGTATTACTTTGTATTGGGTATGTAATTTTTTCTACCACACCTCTTACTATTTCTGCAGGGTCATACAGTTCTAAAGTAACAGCGTTTCCTTCTTTATCTTTAAGTGATTGATATATTGTTTCACCTAAATTCCTTACAAGTATTGGTTTTCTAAATGGTCTTTCTACTCTGTCAGATATGTTTACAGGTATTTGTACAACTACAAGTTCAGGTCTTGCTAATGCCCTTACCCTAAATGCTTTAAATTTTGGAGAGCTTGTTTGTGTAGGAGATTTTAAAACAACTTTTGCTACTACATATCTGGCTACTCTTTGTAGCTGTACTAATTCTTCTCCAACACCTGACTCTGCATTAACTTCTAAATCCCAAGTAGAATCATTACTATCATTTATAGATTCAAACTTATTTGATAAATGTAATTCTACAGTATTACCATTTGATAACTCTTCTACTTCAACACTTGCTTCTACAAACTGTTTATTTTCAGCAGTAAAAAAATCTGCAGGTGCTGCTATTATAAATCCTTCTTCTTCAAATGTATTAGTCTGTTGATAAACACCATCAGAAGTTACAGTAAATAAAAACTTTTCATTAACATTAACAATATTGTTAACAGTTCCTCCTGCACTAGCTTTGTAGTATCTAGCTATACCTGCTGTAGGTAAATAATATCTCCACAAAAAACTTGTACTTCCTGATTCCTTTATACCTGTATAAACACTATCTCTTGTTGTAAATAAAGCATTGGGTGAATTATCTATACTATCTTCATCCCATTGTTTTATTAATTGATTTTCTGCTAAAACATATAAGTCATCTGCAACTCTCAAATTTGCACGATATAATCTTCCAATAACTTTGCTACCTGTTTGTAGTTCTTTTGTACCATAAAAAATTATTCCCTGCGATTCAATAATACATGTTGGTTGTTCACCTGATATTTCTGTTTGACCTTTAAGAGTAAGTGTTCCTGAAACATCTTTTAAAGAATATATTCTGCCATCTGTTGCTGTTGCTAATACTACTGCACCTGCATCTGTAACATCTGTAAATGTTTGACCAGATGGAAGTGTAATTATTGCAGAGCTAACTGTTGTGTTTCCATCATATTGATGCAAAGCATTTCCAATAGTTACAATAAAAGTATTTTTAACTGAAAATATTTTGTCATAAACTGCTGCTGACATTTTTTGTGTAGATGTACCACCACTTGTTAATGTTTCTATTTCACCTGCAGAACCATTGTTAGCTGTTATATATAACAAATCTCCATGTGCAGCTAAACCTTTTATCTGATAACCTGCAGTTAAACCCTCTGTTACAGTGCTGAATGTATCTCCACCATCATCTGATTTATATAATGTTTCATCATCAGATACATATATTCTTGTACCTACTACTGCCATGTGACTTACAGCAGAAGATAATGCTTGTTCTTTTTCTGTAGTGTGAAGTAATTGTACATTGTAACCTTTACCTAAATCTGTATTAAAAACATCAACACCTTGACTATCCCAAAATCTTCTTACATCATTAGGATTTCCATTAGCTTTGTGTGCAGTATCTAAATTAGAACCTCCACTAAAATCATTTCTTGAATATATACGACCTATGTTTGATGTAAAGTCTTCAGGATTTTGTCTTACATTAACACTACCATCAGCAACATCAGAAGATTGTATTGTCATTTCTCTACCAGGACCAACAGCACTTCTATATAATTGATTGTCTATACGAAAATCATAACCTTTTCTTTTAGGATTACTTTCTTCTGCTTGTGTTGTAAGCCTAGGCATTATGCCTGTATTCCGAACACCATTCCATCAACTGATACTGCTTCAGGATATTTGGCTCTTAAATATTTTCTTGCCTGATTTATAAGAAGTTGTTGATATTGTAATAAAGAGTTTCTTACACTATTAGCACTTCCAACAGGAAAATTAGATACTGATAACTGGTCTGTAATGTAGTCTGCTGTAGCTGTAGGTATATCTTTACCTGCCATTAATTGTGCTGCAACACCTGCCATTATTATAGGTTCGTATTCTTGTTCTAAACCAACAGTTGCTAATGTATCTGATTCAGCAGTTGGTTCTATAAACTTTTTTTTAAATGTTACATGTGCTGTATGACCTGATGCTATACCTGCAAACTGTATTGCGTGTACAGTAGAAGGACCTGTGGAGTATGTAATTGTTCTTGATACACCATCACTATCTGTATATGTAAAAGGATTAGGTAGTTCAACAAGTGAACAAGTTACAGGTGCAAAGTTAACACCAGTGGTATCTGAACCTGCACTAAAATCTGTGTATTGTGATATTGCACTAAGTATTGATACTAAATAGTTATGTGTTCCAGGACTATCGTAACTTCCTATGAGTGTATATCCTGTTCCTGTCGTAATTGATTGTGTTTCTACAGCAAATAAAGTAGGAAACAAATTATTTATTTGGTCAACGACTGCATCAAAAACTACTTTTCTAGGAAAAGGTGGTGCTATTTTTACAACACTACCATCTGCGTGTGTAGTAGCAGTAGTACCTCTTACACCTCTTACAACTGTAACTTTGTTACCAACTGTATCTAAAGACACACAACGCATAAGTTCTGTTTCACACTCTATGATTGTTCCTGCATCCATAGCATCTTCTTCTTCTTGTGTAAGTAAATCACCATTAAATGTAATTTCTGTATCTGATGCACTTAATTCTGAACCTTCATTTAATACTGTATAAGATGTTAAGTCATCCATAGGTTCAAGATATTCTCTAAAAATTCTATCAACTAATCCTTGTATATTTGTACTCATTAAGCTGCACCTTCCTCTACTAATTCAGCAGCAAATATTGCTTGACCGAATGCACCTAATGCAAATAAACCATCATTTGCTTTTATTGTTGGATTGACAATAGGAAATGAAGTTTCTAATGGTTGGTCAGGAATACTTTCTATATCAAGATTTCTTCCTTCTTTAAGTATTAGAAGCATACCCATTGTATCTCCTAACTATGTCTAAAGTGTAATATTATTGCTCTGTCTGCTGCTTCTGTGCCATTAGATGAAACTCTTAGATAACCATTACTTGCAAAAGCCCAACCACTAGGGTCTACTCTTACAACATCACCTGCTGATACAGTGTAACTTACTTCAGTTCCATCTGTTTCTTTAACATCAACCCATGTGCTGTTGTCTAAAGAAAAATCAAATGTAATTGCAGTACCTGTCATTGCTGCAGGAAACTGTACGCCACAAAGTAACATGCCTTCGGCTTGAACACCTAAAGAATCATTGTTATCTGCTGAAATGTCTATTAAAGCTTGTTTTGATTTAATCATATCTTCCTCACTATAGCAGAAGAAAAGGGTGGAGGTGGAGTTCCACCCTAATCTTCAATGTTTATTTATGAAACTGCTTGAATTTTACAATGATATGAAGGAGGACCATATTCAAATCCCATCTCCATATAAATTGCTTTACCAATTCTAGCGTTTGCATCTTGGTCTAAATCACGAACAAACACAGTACCATATCCTGGGATATTGGTGAATACTGGTTGTATGTAAGCTAGGTCCAAGATGAAAGCAGTGTTATCAGGTAGGATGTCTGGGTCAACAACCATCATTCCGATTGAACCGAATGGGGTTACGATTGTATCAACATCTATACCTGCAACATTTCTATCTCTAGGAATGATTGCTCCTGCTATATCAACTGTTCCTTTAACAAGTTCATTGTTAAGGTCTAGTAATTGTTTTGGACTAACAGCTAACACAGGTTGATTCATTGGTGCATGGTTGTCATACATTCTCTTTAACGCACCTGATATAGTTGCGAAACTAAGAACTTGTGTTGAACCACTACCATCACCTGCTGTGTCGTTGTAGAAACAGTTACCACCTAATGGGTTAACTGCTGCTGTGTTACTTGCGTTCTTGCCTATGGTAATCCATACATCAAGACCATACATTTCTCTAGTTCCTGACCCAGGGGTGACATTAGCACCATCTGAGAAAGAACCATTGAATGCAAACCACTCAACTTCTCTAGCTACTTTTTCCATTGCTTTTTCAAGCTGTAATGCAAATTCATCATTTACTGGGTTACCACCGAACAATCCTAATTTATCTGCTGCTGTTACTGTTCCATCTCCATCAGATGAGTTAGCAATATTAGCTGATAAGTCAAAAGGATTTTGGTTACCTGTGGATGCTAAAGCTGTGTAGGTCATTTGTACACCTTTATGGAAAATCTGAGTTACATATGTATATGCAGCTCTATCTCTTCCAAGATATTCTGTAGGTGTAGAACCTTCTTGTCCTTTAGTTGGTTCTGAAGAAATGGTTGCATTATCTTCTACTTGGACTTGCCAAAATGTAGAGTTTAATGTTTTACCACCATTCAAACCACCAACTGCTGAGAGTAAAGGTGTTCTTTGACCACCAACTTTAAACAATTCACCAGTAAAGTTATTAATGTTTTGTGCATAAATCGTATTGTTAGTTAACGATATGTCTGCCATTTTTATCTTCTCCTATAAGTTAATTATTTATTGTTGTTAGAAGAAGTTTAGAAATTCTATTTAGAGTTTTTCTTCGCTTCCTCTATAACAGAAAGTTTTGCAGCGATTGAATTTCGTACATTACCTGATTGTTCTATTTCACGAACTTGACCTAGCACATCATTGTCGTAGGTATCTACAACTGAGTTTGCTTGTATATTATTTAAGCGTTCTTGACTTTGTTCTGTACTTTGTACAGCTTCTTGTAATCTGTCTTGTTGCCCAAATTCAACTCCAAACTCTTCAGATGCGTATGCCTGGATTCCTTCAACAGTCATATCACCTTCGTACATCATCTCAACTGCTTTGCCGACACCTTTTGTAGTGTCTAACCCTGCTGATTGAAATACTTGATTTCTTTCTTTAGCTTCAAATTCTGCGATTTTACCTTCATAGAGTTCTACTTTTTCTCGCATCTCTTTCCAGTTCTTATCGCTACTTGTAGCTTCTTCTGAGTTATTAAGCTCTTCTGTCATTATTCTATTGTCCTTACTTCACACATTTTTTTTACGAGAGGTGCATGAGTTACCTCTGAGTGTTTCCACCCATTTTATTTACTCTACTGTTTTTATTTGACAGGTCTTGTCAGTAGGCATCAAGACCGATTACAAAATCCAGGTCTATTTTTAATTTCGGACCTAGGTACAAAATAGCTAAAGCTATTATATCATAAAAAAAGTAAATGCAAGTTGTTTAAACAAGGTTTAGGATTCTAAAAGTCCTGTAACTGCACCTGTTGTAGCTTGTGTTGCACCCAATGAAACTGCACTAGCAGACTCTTGTTGCCTAATAATGTTTACTACTTCTCTTAGTTCTTCTGATTGTCCTAGTTCTGTACCTTCAATAATATCTTCAACTGTTGGTACATCTCTACCTTGTGATAATGCTTGTTGCTGTATAGACCTAACTTGTTGGAATCCTCTTCTTGCTGCAGCAACACTAAGACCTAAATCTTTTAATTGTTCTGCTACTTCTACAGATATATCTTCACCTGCAAGTAATGCTTCTGCACCTATCTGTGCTGTTTCTATTCTCTCTGCAACTATATCTCTTGATGATATTGTTCCAGAAATAATATCTTGACCTATCTGTGGGTCTATTGCCGATACCAATATTTCTTCATCTGTTAGTACACGATTAAAGTTTCTTAGATAAAACTCTTTAACTTCTGGTATAGAACCTAATACATCACCTCTTACTGCTTCTATTCTTGCACCTAACTCATCAGGAGATACCACATTTTCTATAAGTTGTGCCTTTCTTTCAGATGTAAGTATTACATCAGGATTAACATTTATTGCTTCAATCTTTCTTTTATATCCATCTTCTATCTGTCTATATTCTGCTTCAGTATATTTAACTGTTGCACCATCAGGATTTAAGTTACCTGCAAATGCTTGTTTGTATTCAGGTGTTTGTCTAACTGCAGATATAGCAGATGATTCATCTTCACCAAATTTTAAATAATTTTCTACCCATACATCTAATAAAGATTGAGATAATAAATTACCAAACTTTAATTTACCTATCTCTGCAATTTTATTTTTTGCTGCTTCTGTAAGTTGTGTTGAATCACTTTGTTTTGGTGTACCTGCTGTACCTGTATAGTTAGAACCACCTAATGTAGTAGAACCTGCTAGTGCCTCTTCATAAGACTCTGTATATCCTGCACTTTCAATTAAAAAATCTGCTCTTTCTCTACTACTAACTGTAAATCCTGGAAGGTCATCTTTTCTAAATAGTTTTATTTCTGCCATTATGTAGGTACTCCTCTTAATACTCCTGCAGGACTTACACCAAGTGACTGTGCTGCATCATCTGTTATGTTGTCTAATACTTTAGCGTTGTCGTTGTTAGCACCATATATCAATGTTAACTCTGCTGCTTTTGTAGCATCATTAGCCATAAGTATTTCATAAAACACTGGTGATGTTTCACTCATTCTTTCACCAAGTTTATTAAATGTAAAGTTTCTCCAAGGAGTAGCTATATCTTCGTATGTTAAATTTTCATCATAAAGACTTGTAGGAAAAATAGTTTTTCTTATTTCTTTAAACCTATTGTTAAGTAATTCATTACCTACCTCTTCTGATTCTGCATTTCTATATTGCCTTGCTAATTCTGCTTGTGTACCAGAGTCCAACATACCATACAATGGTCCTAACCATTTGTATGATGAGTTTTGTACAGTTGCGTAACCAGACCTTGTTTGTGCTAATACACCTTTACCTGTTAACCAATCAGTAATTTTGCTGTCTATCTTAGGACTTGTACTATCTTCTCCTAATTCATTCACCTGAAACGCAGCATAAGTTTCTGTAAACTCTCCTGTTGTTACCATATCTCCGAACCACTGACCAAATGTTTTACCTGTATTTTCATCTACTATTGCATCTACATTAGTTACACCTGCATCTCTAAGTGCTTGTGAATAAAGTAATCTGTTTTCAGCAACTAAAGTTTTAGCATCAGCAGGTAAGTTTTCATCATCTATACCTCTAGCTTTAGATAACACTAACCAATCTATAACTGCTTGTGTCTGTGTTTCAAACCAATCTGTTGCAGCCCACTCCTCTTGTGTAATATCTCTGTCTTCTACTAAACCTTGAATCCATAAATTTCTTACTTCTTCATCTGTTTCTAGCCAAGGTCTTGCATCAATAGCTGCTTCCATTAATTCTATAAAACCATTAAAAGGAGAACTACCTTGAACTATTACATCTGTTGGTAGTTCTGCTAATGATACACCAAACAATACAGAGGTTGTCCATACATCATCACTTACTGTTTGTTCAGAAGGTTTTCTTCTACCACTATAAAACTGATTTATTTCTTCATCAGTGGTTTCATAACGCATAAAGAAAGGTTGACCTTGTACTTGCCAAACTACATATTTTTTACCATCTCTTACCCATATTTGTGTATCTTGAAATGATTGTGGTGGTAAAGTGGTTGTAGTTTGTGCTGTAGGGTCAGAAGTAAATGTATAACCTGCTGCAATCCTTATTGAATCATCTACACCAGGACCAAAGTCTTGCGAATCACCTTCTTCATTGTAATATATTGTCATTTTTTATTTCTCCTGTGACATACTAGCAGATTGTTTAAACACACTTTCAATTATAGGTTCACTAATCTTCCATGACAATGACCATGTATCACTAATCTCACCCATTTCTTCCCATGTATCTCTACCTAATTGCTTCCAATCAGCATCACCAAATGGTGGTAACCCTTCAAATATTGCACCTCCTGATTCTGCTACAGTACCTAAACCTTGATTTACTCTTGCTTTATTAAGTGCTTGACCTACATCTGCAAGTAATATTGTTAACTCATAAGCTGTATATGCAATTAACGCAGGTACTGCTATAGCACCTGCACCTAACCTTGGTAACATTCGCACTAAACTTTGTTCAATGATAATATCACCTGGGTCTGCTACTTGTGCTATTCTACCTCCTATACCAAATGCTTTACTTACTACTTTTTTAGTATTATCAAATATATTGCTAACAATTTCTGGTGCTTCTCTTAGCACTCGTGTAAATCTGTTGTAACCACCTTCACCTACTATGTTAGATAAATTTGTTGTTGTATCATCTGCAACATCAATAACTTCACCTGCTTGATTTATTGCTTTATTGTTTATATCATCTACTACATTTGTAGGTGTGTCTGCAAATTGTTGTGTTAATAATTTTTTAAATTCAGGGTCTTGTGCTTGTGTATCAGTAATACCAACAAATGGAATTTTAGGATTATTTGCTCTTTGTATATTTTGAGCTTCATCAATATTAGTCATTATTACACTAGCTAATCCTTCTGGTGTCATTCCTGGTGGTAAATCAGTTCTATCTATTACTCGGACCAACCCATCTATTAAATTATTGTGATTACCAATATTTATTTTTCCATTTTCTATTAGTTCTGCTACATCAGGTTGTTTTTTTCTAATTGCTGCTATATCTCCTGTTTCAAAATCCATATCAAATTCAGTGTTAAGTGCTGTATCTTTCATTTCATCAAGAATGGCATCTATAAATTCTTCAGAACCCCAAACTAATCTACCTTTATCTACTACATTTGTAGGTACTACCTTTAAACCACCTACCTCATCTAAATTAATATCTGCACCTGTAGGTATATATATATCTAATGTTTCCCCTGTGCGTTTTTGTTGTCTAAGTAAACCAATAACACCTACCTCTCTTAAATTTCCATCTTCAAGTATTATTAATGGAATATTTTGTTTACTTAAACTGGACACTAAATTTCCTGCAGGTCTAGCGTGTAGTCCTGCATCATCTAATACCTCTATAGTTATAGGTTTATAGTTTTCTATATCTAAAGTATTTACATCATCTGCTACATTTGTAGTTGTTTCTATAACAGTTATGCCAATATTTGGGTCTAGTGGATTATTAACAGCTTGGTATATAGGATTATTAGATGACACACTACCCATACCAAAACCTATTTCATCAGGAAAAGCATCATTAACTACAGGATTTGTAAAATAATCGTTTATCTTATCAACAACATTTTGATATCTAAATTCATCAAATTCTTTAGTAGCTTTATCCCACAATATTGTATCTGGTCCATTATCTGGTCCTTCTTGAAGAACTGCCTCAAACCATTCATTCGCATCTTCAAATCCATACAGTTGTGATTTTTCGTACATATAATCAGCTCTTGCATCATTTAAAAACTTGTCAAATATTGCAGAAATATTGTCACTCATTTGAATAGATGGCATATCACCTGAACTTGTAGCCATTCCAGTGTATTGATAATATTCATCATTACTTAATATTGCATCTCGGTTATTAAAATCTAAATATATACTTTGTCCTAATACAAATTCTTTAGCTTTCTTTGGAAACTCTTCTAAAAATCTTTGATGAATTTCTTTTAACTCAGCTATATTATTGGGTGCAATATATGGGTTTTTTATACCTAGCTCGTTTAATCTTTCTGGTGATAAAGGGATTCTGTTATAGCTAAGGTCTGCAAATTTGTTTGTATCAAATGATGGTCTGTTAAGTGTTTCCAACATGTCTATGTATTCTTCACCATAATTAATTAACATTCTCATCTCTATACTTTCAGGCATCACATGTCGTATGCCATTGTAAAGTTCTTGTCTATTTACATTTTCAATGATTTGTGCAAACTCATAACTTAATGTATTAAAATCTTCTGCATCATCTATAAATTTAATTAAGCCATCTATGCCATCTGGAGAATTAAGAATTACTTCATATTTTGTACTTATTGGTAAAACTTGTTTACCTTCAGTTTTGTTTAATTCATTAACATCTCTGTAATAATTTATTATTTTTTCTTTAAGTAAACTTTCATTTCCCTTTTGTTGTATTTCCATAGCATTATTAAAAGATTCTTCTAAATCCATGTGATGCCAGTTATTTTCTAAAAACTGTTTTAATGCTTTTTGTCTATAAAGTTGTGAAGGTGTTAAATCTTCTAAATTACCTGTTGCAGAAAAATCAAAAATTTCAAATAATTCATTGAGTATTTTATCTTTTTTGGAAATAAGTTCTTCTATTTCCATAGTTATTTCTTAAATAATTCATCTTTTACTTTTTGAATATCTTCCTTTGTAATACCTTTTCTAGGTGCTTTGTCACGATTCTTTTCTAAGTCTTCAAAATATCCCATTATCTACCACCCAAAAATTTTAATGCTTGTTCAAGAAAACTTGAATCTTTAATTTTTCTTTCATTTGCTTGTTTCTTAATAGGGTTAAGTCCTTTTTCCATTCTTTGTTTATTAACTTGTTTCTCCATCATATTTAAAGCTAAATCATAAACACCACTTGCAAACATTCTTGACATGTCTTGTGGTGGTGTACCAAACATATTTGTAATACCTTCACTTCTAGTTGTTGTATCTATTTCCTCATCTTGTTCTGGCATTGTTGTAGTAGTTGTAGTAGTTGTTGATGGAATTGGACCAGGCTCAAAACCTTCTTCTGGTTCTGGTATTCCTCTGTCTGGGTTTAAAGCACCTAGTTCAACATTTACTCTATTTATAAGTCCTGGAAAATTTTTTCTATCGTTATCTGTTATAGATGTATTCCATATTTTAGCAATCTCATCTTCATTATCTAATAACAACGCATCATAAAATTTCTTATCAGATAATCTACCTGGTCTATTAAATGTACCTATTACCATAACATCAAACTGTTCCTGATTAAATGTAATACCATAATTTTTTAATCTTTGATTTACAATTCTTTGTGTTTCTTGTAAATCTTTTTGCAATAACTCATTTGCTTTTTCTTCGGTTATAGTGTCACCTAATTCAAATTGCTCTCCACCTGATAAATTACTGTGACCATATCCTATTGATATAGAAACACCATCTGGATATGCTTCTAATTTTAATACTTCAAGTTCTTTTACAATTTCTATGGCAGGTAATGATACTTCTAAATCCATATTATCCTCCTTCTGCTACTGTTAAACCTCTAAGGTTTCTTTGCATTCTAGTAAAAGTATCATCTTCTTCTTCTGATTTTTCTGCTAATGCTTCTCTAGGTGCGAATATCTCATCTAGTACATCTTCACCTGCTTCAGTTAATATTTCTGGGTCTGGTTCTTCTGCTTCTACTTCTGGAACAAACATTGTTTCTCCTGTAAGTGGGTTGTAGTCTAATCTTTCTTGTTGTTCAGGTTGTAAGTCACCAAGTGATGATGCGTATTCTTCTGCACTCACACCTAGCTTATTCATAATTATTTGTTTTTCGCTAGAAGATAGTGGACTACCTTTTCTTGTTTCTGCACCTGCTAACATATCATCAACAAAATCTGTTAGGTCTTCCTCTGTAAACTCATAACTTCCTGTCATGTATGCTTTTTGAGATTGTGCATAATCGTTCAATGATTTACTTGCACTCATCCAAGACATCTTGCCACCATTGTTCATGCTAAATTCCATAGCTAGTTTTAAACCTTTAAGTGTTTCTGCATCTGCATAAGTTCCATAAGTCTTATCTAAATTAATTAATCCTGCACTTGATAATAAGTTTTTTGTTGCTATTCGCATAGCAGGAGGTAAAGCATTGAATTGTTTTAATACATCTCTTTGATAATAAACATATTCAAATGCTTCTCCAGTACCAAACATTTCTCTTCTTTCTTTTTGATACAAGTCACTTGTTAAAAACTCTTCTGCAGGAATATTTTTTACTAAGGGGTCACCACTATCTGGGTCTGTTTTTACTTGACCACTATCATCATATTGAGGTACTTCATATACTTTTTGAAATCCTTTACCTAATGGTTTATTAGGGTCTTCTAATTCCATACCAAATAAATCTGCTATTTCTTGTGCAAACTGTGTTGCATTACCTGAACCTGGTGCAACCATACTTTCTGAAGGTTCTGCTATATTTTCTGGTGATTGTATTTTACTGTCTTCTTCTACCTCATCTGGCATAAGATATGGCAAACCACCTGTTTCATTATTGTTATCATCTTCTGCAGGGTGTCCTGGTATATGTGGCATTAGTTATTGACTCCAAATCTATTTAACTCGTAACTGAATACTTCATCAAATACTACCATAAACAAGGGTTGTTTTGTTATAATCTCATACCCTTTATCATATAACTTCATTCTTATTTCTTGTGCTTCATTAGTATCAGATGTAACTAACCAGTTAACAGCGTTTTGTTCATTAGGATAATTCTTTTCATCTTGTATAGTGTCTATTGCTACTTGTCTAAAATCTACATATTCTTTTATAAATGGTGTAATATCAAACTCTGCAAACCTTGGGTCTTCTACTGCTCTTACTAGAAAATCTACAAGCACTCCATTGTTTAATCTTTCTGGTAGTTCACCACCCAATACTTTATTCATTTGTTCTGATTTACCATAAGCCATAGGAAACCAATTACCTAATTTTGCATCTATGACTGCATTTGCAGCTTGTATATTTTCTGGTGAATCTTTTCCTGTTGCTATAAGACTCTGTAACTTATCATCTTTTGCTGCTCTACCCATAATTGATGCTAAATATCTTTGTACCTCTAAGTACATTTCATCTTCATTCTTAGGAGTTATTAATCCCATGTATTTTACAGATTGATAACCACTAAAATCTATTTTACCTTCATCTATATTTCTTGAAAAATATACAAGTACAGGACCAAAGTCTGCAGCTAATTCTGGGTTGTCATTTACAAACTCGTATTCCTTTGTAGTTCTTGGGATTCTACCTGCTTCTGATACTGTTTTACCTCTGACTTGTAAACCTGCAGATGTAAGTTGTTCGGTTATATCATACTTATCTAAACCAAGTAATCTAACAACTTCAAGTAATGCGTAATACTCTCCTTGTTTTGGTCCAAGTATAGCGTTCCACTGTTTTCTCATGTCTTGATAAAAACCATGTATTGCAGCTAACTCAACCATATTGTTGTATGCAATACCTGCTTCGTACCCTTCTTCTCCATACCATTCATTAAAACTTTGTTCGTTACCTTCTATTTTGTATAGGACACTAAGTTTTGGTGCAAATGGACTAGCAAATCTATCCCATGTTTTTATTGTGTATAAATTATTTCTAACTAATGCACCTATTTCTTGTATCTTATCTACATCATCTGCATACTCAGGATGTAACTGTGCTGCTATCTGCATACCATTTGTAGTAGAAGAAATCCATATATCTTCATCTACACCTTCAAACCCAAACGAATTTCCCATAGAATTAAACCAGTTCTTTGCAACTGATGGTATTGCCATATCTACTAACTCTGCAGGTAACTCTGTTAGTGATAATGGTTCATCACTAAAAGGTAATTGAAAACCTGCCATAATATTTTTCTCTACAAACCTTCTACCTCCAGGATTATTTCTAAGAAGAAAACCTAAAGGCATAGTTATACCATCACCTAATGAAGGCAGATAACCTACACCACCAACACCTAATGATTTAAGTGGGTAACCTTTTTTAATGTATACTCTGCTTTCCTCATCAGATACATCTTCTGTAGCTAAACCACCTAGTTCAGACTTTGTGTGTACTTGTAATGGTGTTCCTGCTGTAGGCATAAACACATACAAATCACCAAATCTATCTTGTGCAATAACATTGTTTTCAATACCTCTTCTAACACCCTGACCTATTTGTACAGCAGCTTTTGGATTGTTAGCAGTGAGAAGTAAGTATCTACCCATATACTCACGATACGCTTCAAAGAAAGCAAATGAACTTCTGTATGCTTGTGCAAAATATCCTCTTTCAGTTAAGTTATATAATAAGTTAGCGTTTGCTTCCATAGATGCTTCTACTGCTCTTTGATGTATGTCCATAGCACTCATGTTTCTAGTAATGTTTGCTCTAACATCATTCATATCTAATAATGTTGTGTAGCTGTACTCATCCATGTTTTGCATAATGGTGTTAGTTCTTGGATTAAAGACTTCTAATGATTTATTTTTTCTATCAAAAATACCTTTTATCAAAGACTTTTCAAATATATTATCTGCAATAAATGCTTTTTCCTCTATTTCTTTACCTTGTCTACTAGCTAAATAATTTTTACCTCTGACTATTGGTTCATCACCTAATGCTTTTACTTGCTTATCATTAAGTAACTTTGTTCCTTTAGTTCTAAGTAAGTTATATACAGCAGAGTTATTTATTACTTCGTATGTGTCATCTTGTTTAAACACTGCCTCTACTATCTCATCACCTTTTTTTATTAGATATGACTCACCAAAAGTAACTTGGTCTGCTGCTAATGCAAGATACTTTGCTTTAATATATGCTTGTACTCCTGCATCAATTCTTGTATCTTTTACACCTCTGTTTATTTTTACTGATACATCTAATACCCATTGACCTCTTGATTCATCCCATTTACCACCTAGTACATGGTCAGCTAATCGTAATTTATCTTGATTATCTTTAATAAACATAGACACTGCATCTTTTGTTAAAGAATCTTTACCTGTAATAACTAACTGTCTTGTTTTGTATGGTGATACATACAACATAGCTTCTTTACCCCAAGAGTCTGGGTTTCCTAAATTTAAACTAAATCCATCTATGTTTGCTTGTGTAAATCTATATACCTCATCAATAAGTTCATCAGTAATATTTTGTTTAGGTATAACTATATTTATTTTTTTACCTAATACTTTTTCTATAGTTTTTTTTCCTACATCAAATGTAAGTTCACCACTGTAATTGTTTGTTTGTGATTTGCCTTTAGTAGATGATTGAAACTTACTTTTCATTTCTGTTAGGTTTGGTTGTTTGTTTGATAATCCAAGTATTTCTTCCAAACCTTTTTTAGTTGCACCTGGTTTACTTAAATAATCTATTGCTTCATTTACTATGATGTCAATATCTCTGTCACCATAACCACTATCAAAACTATTTTTAAGTACATCTTTTAATAAACCTTCGTTAGGTAATGCACCATTGTAAATAACTTCATCTTTTTTAAAGTTAGTTACAAATGTACCAACCTTAGAATCATCAAATCCCAATCTTCCTTCAGCTATATTATCTGCAGAACCATAAACTAATTTCTCTGCATCTTGTACATCAGTAGTAAATTTTATACTATCTTTGTTAAGAGGGTTTTTTGCAAGAAAGTTTACACTTCTATTACCACCTTGTTCTGTAAATACAGTTGCAGTAAATGTTGTTTCACCCTTGTAAGTCTTCTGTGTTACTTGTGGTTTTATGTTTACATTTAAGACTTCATCATATTCTTCTAATGTAGATACTGCTCTATCTCTTTCTTTTTGTATTACCTCTATAACATCATCAGATAAATTAATAACACTGTCTTCATCATTGTGTATTTTAAGTAATTCATCTAGTTCTGCTCTTCTACCAAATACAGAGAATGCTTTAACAAATTCATCATATCCTTGTTTTAAATAAGGTATACGAATAAATGAACCTTCACCTTGTGTAGTAGCAAAAAATAAAGAATTTAAAAGATTTCTAAATGTTTTTTTACCTTCTATAATTTGTCGCTCTGCATCCATCTTTGGATAAGGTATTTCAAAAGGCAACTTATCAACATTCTTGTTATACAATGTAGCAATTCTTCTTGATGCTTTTTCTGCTATGTCTGGTGTAGTAGAAGATAAATCTCTAAGATTAATGTTTCCTATTTTTGAATCTGCAATAACATTTAATAAATCAGCAGAACCACCTGTATAATTATCTATACTTTGACTGTAATGTTTTGCAAGTCGTAAAAAATCTTCTTCTGTCTGAACAACACCAACTTCTAAGTTTCTTTGTTTTGGTCCTCGTATTTGAAACCCTTGATTTCCTTCATCTATTATTTTTAAAAATGCAGGTTCTTTTTGTAATGTCTGTGCCATTTGTTCTAAGGTATAACCTTGTCTTTTCATACCTGCTATTGCAGGTGCAAGTTCATCATCTATGTATTTATATAAGAAATATTCGTATGCTTTTACATGGTCAGGACTTTGTTTGTTTATAAGGTCATGTCCTGTATTTGTAATAAATCTATTATTGACAAATTTAACATCTGCAGAAAACAACTGTGCAATCTCTTGTGCGCCAAATTCCTGTGAATCAGATAAAACACCCAAAGACTTTCTTATTCGTTTTGGTATTAAATCATTTAAAAATTTTAATTGTGGTGTTGTTGCTTCTATTGCTTTTGTAGTTCTATATGGTCCACTAATCATAGTTGAAGGTTTACCAAATACTCGTGTCAATATACCCTCTGGGTCATTAAGCATAAGTTTTAAAGAATCAATAGGGTTTTTAAGCATGTTTCTTACACCCATAATATTGAACTTAACCATGGCATCTACAATTAGTTTTAATGGATAACTTAATCTAAATAACAAAAATGCAGGGTATCTAAAGTTTCTCATATAACCAAACACAACATTGTCGTATGTCTGTACACCTTTTTCCATAGCAGTAAATAAAATGTTAGGGTCATCAAAATCTGTAAATACATCATCAATTACTTCTCTTAATGCACTATCTTCTTTCCAAAAATCTACTTTGACACCTTCATCTGCTGCTTTACGCACTACATCAAATATTTCTTCAACACCTTCTTTGTTTGTTAATTGTCTTTTTATTCTTCTTTTAGCTGATGTTGCTCTAAGTAATCCTTGTATATCTGGTCCATGTATAGTTAAGTTTTTAAGTTGACCATATAGTTCTAATGATTGTTTTGTAAGGTGTACCATATCTTGTTCAGATGCAACAGAACCAAACATTTTATTTGTTATAATATCTACTTCCATTGGGTCATAAAACTCTGGACTTCTTGATGGTGACATAGGTTTAAACTCTCCATCACTAAAACCTTGTTTGTCATTTTTAAGATAATACTTACTCATAAAATCATCTATCTCATTGTCTGTTAAACCATAAGTACTTTTAAGTTGTAATCCTAATTCTCCAAATACTAATTTGTTTTGAAATATTTCTTTTGCTTGAAACCATTGACCATTAGATAAAGCATCATAAAATTCTGAGGAAAGTTCTTCTAGTCTGCTTTCTGGTACTTTACTTGCATATCCATATCTAATAAAATATTCCATAGCTTCTTTTGTGTTTTCTAAATCTGCAGGTTTTAACTTAGGTAATTTAATATCTCTTGCTAAGAAAGTATCTCTAAAACCACCACCTCTTTTATATGCAGCTTCTATACCTTCATCTAATTCTTTATTTATTAATGCTTCTAAATTACTTTCATATATTACTTTTGACTGTAGGTGTTTATTTTTACCTCTACCCATAAAACTACCACCATAAAACATATCTGTTACAAAACCATTTTCAATACCATTTTCTATTGTTTGCATTATGTCATCTGCAGTAGTGTCAGCAGATTTAATTCTATAAACAAAGTCTGGATGAAAACCTTCGTTTATTAAATAAATACCGACTGGTCTATTTTCATCTTTTGCTTTTACAATTAAATTTGCAATACCTTCAAAGGTTTCTTTATTATCATCAAATATCTGTCTAGCAGTTAAACCCTTATCTAACTGTTCTGGAAGTGACCTACCTAGTGATGTAAGAACCTCATCAAAGTTAGCAGTTGTTGTTCGTGCTGCTAGTCCTGAACCAGGAACTAAATAATTTAAAGGGTCAAGAAATATAAATTTTGCTGTATTAATTAATCCTGCGAAAAATCCTGCCATACTTTTAGTTTTTTCATAACCTATATCTTGTATAGCATTGAACTTTGCTTGTTCTGCATTTTCTAATATATCAAAATATTGTGTTCCATTAATTTTTCCTGTATCAAGAGCCACTTGTGCTTCTTGTTCTACTCTGTCATACTCACTATCTAAAAATTCTGTAACATAGTTAGCGTAACCATAGTTAGTAGAAAGGTTACCTGTTAAGCCAAAGACAATACCATCACCTAATCCCACAGGTATAGCTTGATTAAAAAATGTTTCGTTTAGTTCTTGTTGTCTATCAAACTCAGGATTTAATGCAAATATATCTGCAATACCTTTTGCACCTGTATCTGGGTCAATAATGTCATCTACAGTTTGAAAGAATAATCCTGCTTTTTCTACAAAAGATAAATCCCTACCTTTTTCATTTTTAAGTGCAGTAATTTTTTCTCCGATAATGTCTGGAAACAACTCATTAAATATATCTAAATCTGATTTAGTTATTAATGGATTACCTTCTTCATCTACAATACCTCTGGCTACTAAAAAGTTTTTTGCTGTTTCTGATGGTGTATAGTATGTATCATTGTTTTTAAGTTTTGCAATTCTTTGATTTTCGTAATTTCTAAATGCTTTTGCATGTGCAATTAAACCTGGTATAAAAGGTAACTCATTATCTTTTAAGTTTTCATAACCTGCTATCTGAACAACATCAGAAAGAGTTTTGCCTCTTTTATTTAACTCTTCTTCTAATGCTGCTTGATACTCAACACTATAATTTCTAACTCTTTTGTCAGTGCCTTGTATAAGACCATCTGCAAATATACGAAGTGTACCAAACAAATAAGAAGTAAATTTATTAACTATTTTATTTGCAGTATCAGGTATTATTCCAAAAGTATTTGCTACATTACCTGATAACTTCATCATTAATGCAGGTCCTAAACCATAAGATTGTTTTGTTTTATCTTCAACACCTTGACTTCTATTGTTTGTGTAACTTACAGGAGGTGTTTTTGTTTGTGACCAAACACTAATATATTCTTGGTCTGTTAATCCCATGTCTGCTGCTGCTGCAATAAACTCTGGTTCTTCTGTTGGTGTAAGTGATTCTAGTTCTTCAAATTTTTTTATAAACTTTTCTACATCTGGTCCTGCATCAGCTTCTGCTTTATTTAATTGTTTGTTATAGAGTTGTTCTTCTTGATAACCCTTATACCAGTTTTGACTCCAATTTGTCCATAATGACATTAATTAAACCTTCTTGATACAAAATAACCATAATTATCTTTTATCATATCTACTAATAATTGTGTATTAGTTCCTGATGGTAATGTTGTTTGTGTGCCTTTAGTGCTATCTGTCATTATTGATTCTGATTCTCTTTCAGTAAATCTAGCTATATCTTTTGCTTGAAATCCTCCTACTTGATTTGCAGTAACACCTGTGTCACTTGCTGCCCTTGACCTTTGTAAAGCAATCATATCTTCTTGTGCCATCCTTCCACCAAACTCATCATCAGGTATAGCTTTTAAATCTGCATATGCACCATCTAATTTAGTATCTGTTGCTTGTTTAAGTTTTGATGGTTTTCTACCACGCATTATTAATCCTCTGGTTTTTCTATATCTAGTCCTACAGCAATACAAAGCCACACACCTGCTATTGGTGTTGGTACTATATATTGTCCTATTGGAACATCTCCTGGTAATTCAATGCCAAAAATGTCTGTTTGTATTGTTGGGTCTTCTTCAACAGATATTTCATCCCAATCTTCTTGATTAATAATATCATAAAACTTTTTGTTAATATCAGGCAAGTGGACCTCCTTGTGCAGGTACACCACCTGCTAATCCTGCAAGTACAGTAGCTATATCTGGCTCACCTTGTGGTACTTGTGGTTGTTGTGGTCCTGCACCGATTATCTCTTCTTCTTCTGGTGTAGGCTCTTCACCTTCTGCTGTATAAAATTTATCTAGTATCTCTGACATCTTTTGTGGATTCTTTCTAATCTCTATAGCAGCAATAGTAGCTTTAGGGTTACCTTGTGCAGCTTGTGCCATAAGTGATTCAAACAATACTGTTTCTGCTTTTTCTGCAGATATTCTTTGTTGTATCTTAGTAATGTTGTCTAATCCATCCATGTTCTCTTGTAATGTCTGTGTATCAATAATTCCCTGTTGTTTTAATTGCAACCCTGTAATTATTTTCTGTGGCTCATCAAACCCTGCCATCACACCATACACTCTTCTTGTTTCGTAAACTTCTGATATGTCTGTTGATGGTGTATAAGATTCTTTATAAGATGTTCCTTTATGTCTTCCTGCAATAGGTTTACGAACACTACCAAACATTACTTCATCATATTCTAATCTTTTAGCATCTAGTTCTTGTAATGCTTCTTTTAAGACTGTTTGATATTCTCTAACATGTAATGATGCAGATTGTCCTAGTTCTTCTAAACCTCTACCTGTAACAAATGAGTTAGGAGATTGTCCATCATCAGATACTGGATATGCTGCACCTAATCGTAAGTGTCGTTCAAGCCTATCTACTTGTTGAAATAATTGATATGGTAGATTGTTGACTGGCTTAGACACTTGCGAACCTGGTGTTAGATAGTTAACAGCAAATCTGCCTTTTCTATATTTACCTGATTCAATCTCACCAACAATATTTGTTTCTGTAAATACTGCATCTTCCATAGCAATAGTTCCAAGTATGTTAATTTTTGCCATATTAGACATAAGACCTGTAATGTGTTGAAACTGTGATTGCATTTGGTCAAACGCATATCTTTTAGCTACAACAAAACAAGGACCAGATTGTAAAGCATTTGGCATAAAATCTATAATTTTTTTGTTTTCTGGTAAGAATACATAAGTGCCTTCCACATCTTTATACTCAACTACAACTTTTCCATGACCTGTAGAGTTTGCCCAACTTGCTGCTCTATCTGAACTATCCATAAGTGCAGAATAAGGATTTTGAAATCCATCATCATTTTCTTCTTTAGCAAATATATATTGTTTAGCTTCTGGATATTGGTCAGCTAATACTCTATGTGGAACTCTACGAATTATTGCCAATTCTTTTGGTTGTTGGTCATTTCCAAATATACCTGGATAACAAGTAAAAGGGTCTTGTAATTCAGCATAAGGATATGGGTTACCATCTTTATCTCGTTTATGTCCTATAGTCCATGCTACAAATCCATAACCTGGTAACCATCTTGCAGCTTGTGGTAACTGCATGTGTAATTTTTGAAATTTGTCGTATGAAGTAACTATTCTTTCTAGTTTCTCTGATTTTTTTCTAGCTCTCTCGCTGTCTTTCTCATTAATTATATCTACTTTTAAATCTGGACTTCTACCTAATTTTTGTGCAAATCTTTCTAGTGCTGTAAGAAACATGTTAGGTGCAGGTAACTCGTGATACTCAACATTAATTGAATTACCAAGAAGTGCTTTTACTGCAGCTTCACCACCATTCATAATGTCACGAATCCTAGACCTATCAACCATTTGTTCTTGATTAATTACTCTGAGGTAATCTATTCTGTCGTATAATTTATCGCTATCTAAAGGCATTTAACTCCAATTATCTATATCCATATTACTAGGTTCATACCCAGAAAAGCTAGGATTATAGTCATATCCTAATTCTGCAAATCTTTCTTTTTGCATTCTTCTTATAGCTCTCATTGGAAACCAACTAGCCATAACTATGTCTGTTTTTGTACCTACTGTTTTGCTTTTGTTTCTAGCAGAACTGAAATATACTAACTGACTTGTATATAAGTTTACCTTTTCTTGGGCTTCAAATCCAAGATATGGCAAAGAAATATTTTGTTCTTGAAACATTGGTCGCATAGCTGTAACACCATACATAGGGTCAAATTTATTCTTATGTGTTTCGTGACCTTCTAAAAATATACCATGACCTGATGCAAACTCTCTTATGCTTTTATCTTGTCGTATTGCTTTTTGAAATCCATTTTCTTCTATAACCCAGTGTGATAAGTTATACTTCATCCACCATTCTTTCATTATTTCTAATGCTTGTGGAATACCACCACCAAGGTTATTGTTCATGTCTACCATGTACAATTTGTTTTCTACAGGCTCGTATGCCCACAAAAATGCTGCTTGATAACCTGTAGATGCAGGGTCTAATCCTGCAATAAGTCTTGTACCATGTGGTACATTACCAATATCTCTTTTTTGATTACGACATGCTTCTATCTCTTCTCTATCAAATAAAGCTAGACCATCAGGCATAGCAACATTTAAATAAACCATTTCGTATATAGCCCTACCACCTGTAGTTTCTGCTGCTCTCTTTCTATCCATTAACCACTTGTAAGTTCTTTTACCAGACCACAACATACAATCTACATGGTCATCTTCTTCCCAATCTGTTTTGTTACATCCACTATCGTGTGCTTCTTCTACAATAGTTTTCCAAGATTCGTTATCAACTAGGTGTGAATAAAGGTCATCATAATGTTGTCTTGAACCTATAACAATCATGGCTGTATGTTCCTCTTTACGACTTGATAGTGTAGTAGTCCACCAGTTTCTTGTGTTTTCTCTTGATGCAGGTTGCATTGTAGAACTGTGGTCTTCAATGTCATCTCCAATAATTATGTCACAGTCACGAGATAGAATCTTACCACCACGACCTATACCTACCATTGTAGGTGATTTAATACCTGTGACTGTTCTAGTACCTACAGTAAACTCTGTAGATGACCAAGCCTTACCACTTCTGTTTTGTGGTTTAAATTTTGGTCCTGGTCCACATATCTCTTCTATTAATAATTCATTATTTTCTAGTTGGTCCATAACAGAGCTAACAGAGTTCTTAGCTATGTCTTCATTACCACCTACCCATAAAATTCTTACATTTGGATTTTGTGTAATTAACCAAACAACAAAGTGTATAAGTAAATCTGTTTTACCATGTCTAGGTGGTGACAGTATCATTTGTTGTTCACCATTATCTATAGAAGATAATATTGCTTTTATCCATCTAGTATGAAACTCTGGTGTGTCATAAGGTACACCTTGTTCTGTTTGAAAATATCTATTTCTAAATTCTTTAAAATGTTCTATTGTTTGTTCTGACTCTACTGGTGACCAAGATTCTTGTAGTTTTTCATTTTCTAAATCTTCTAAGAAAGCATTATAAGCCATAGATACAGATGCAACAGATACATCTAAAACTTTGGCTACATCTGATAATGTCATTTTCTTTATAAGTATTTCATTACCAAGACCAGACTCTTTCAAATCATCATAGACTTTACCTCTACGAGTCTGTACATTTTTTTGACTAGGTATATTTAAAACATCTTCTTCTTGTGTCCATTCAACACCTTTTTTCTTTGCTCTTTTCTTTTGTGTGTTAATTCTGTTACGACATCTTTCACTACAAAACTTTCTAGCTTTAGGTGGTAATACTTTATGACAACCTGCTGCGTAACATAATTTTTTATTTTTTGTATCCATCACACTTTTTATTTTTGCATTTCATTTTATCCCTTGGTCTTAATACCACCCCACACTTAGGACATGGTATCTTAATCAATTATTTTTTCTTATTCTTAGGAAATCCTGCTTTCATATTTGCATATGCTTTAGGACTAATTGTAGAGTTTTTCTTTGACCTACTTGTACCTGCTTTTTTTCTTTTGTTTATATTATGATACAAACCTTTTCTAGCAGCCATTATTTACCTACTTTCTGTTGTGCATTTTTATGTGCTTGATTAAATGTACTACCTCTTTTTATAGAGTTAGTCATATATTGTATGTGTTTTTTTGTATGATGCTTAGAATGTTTTTTCATAGCATTCTGTTGACTCTTAGTCAACTTAGTTACATCAACACCTTTAATTCTCATAATTTACCACGCTTTGCAAGACCAGTATCTTGGTGTTGTTTTATCTGTAGCAGTGTCACATTTATGTCTTGCTCTAAATGATTTCCTTGCTTCAGCATTATCTTTTCTAATCTCCATGTTAGGGTCACCAAACATTACTTTGATAACTTTTCCCTTTTTATTTTTTACATAGACTTTAGATTTTTTTCTTCCATAACCAGGTTCACCTTTCCCTATTCGTGAAGGTTTATTAAGTGTGACTGTCTTACCCTGGTATGTAGCCATTAGTAACCTAGTTTCTTTTTGCCCTTGCCTTTTGTTTTTTTCTTTTTCTTTTTCATATACATAATATCAATACTATAACACAAAACTCCACCGAAGTGGAGTTCTGCTCGTATCAGTGTCCAAACTGTTACTTATGAAAAAAAACGAAATAAAACTATCTTACAGAATCACAAATGTCCTATATGAAAAGCTATCTTTCTTTTTTTCTAATCGTATATCCTCATATACGATACCTAAGACTTCCCTAGGTAAAAACATTATAATAAAATAATTTATTTGGGGAGTAAAAAAATTTTTTTTTGTAAGCAGTACTGCCTCACTTTTAGGTCACTTGCGTGACTTGCGTGAGGCGTGTACCACACAAACAAAGAAAGGAGGGCTATGAAGATTGTCTAAACAACCAGAAGGTTGGATAAAGACTTCATGCCTTTCTTGATACAAAAAGTATACCACATATTGTATATAATCAAGTAAATCTATGGGGTTTCTGTATGATTGCTCGTAGGCGAAAGGAGGAAACTCCTACTACTACAAAAACCCCATTACACAAATACTAGCATTTAAAGTAAAAGGTGTTATAGTAATAAAACAAGCAAGGAGTCCTTCCTGCTTTAAGAAAAGGATTCTTGACCATACTTTATTAATCAAGTGGATTAGCAGGACCATGGTAACTAGCGTGATAGGCTATTACTTCACATTATTTATTTGTTACTATTTTTAGTTCATTCTGGTTTGGGAGGGAGTGACACAGGGTTAGCTGTTCTATATAAATTATAAACAGTAAAGATATATAAATTTTTTTCACAATCTTCTTTATTAGTGAAATATACTCTATTTAGTACACTACTATATGTAGTACCACTATATATAGTACACCCTTTAACAGCATATTTTCTGAGGGTACACATCACATC